TGTCCAACGCAAAGCGACATGCCAAGGAAAAGACCTATCCGCCTACGATCGCCGAACTTTGCCATAGAGAGGAACGGCCGGCTTATTATGAGCTGTATGTTCACAACATGAACGCCGGAGAGGACTGGACACAATGAGCGTCGAGGCAGAAAAAGCAGTGTTAGGGACATTTCTTGAATGTCCCTACCTGCTCAAAGAAACGGTTCTGACCGAAACCCACTTCAGCGATCCGAAGCACCGGAAATTGTTTGCCGCGATGAAGCGGATCGCACAGCAGGACGAATTGGATATTGTGACGCTTTCAACGAGAGAAGATGTGGCTAATTTTGGAGGCCTGTCCTATCTCAACGAGATCTCCGCTTTTGCGAACGAAACGAAATTCGATCAATACGAAGTGCTGGTTCTCGACGAATGGAAAGAGCGAGAGAAGCGGCGGATTCTTGTTGTGGCGGCGCAGGAAAATTGGGATGTTGACAAGATCACAACCGCGCTGACCCGTTTAAACGAGGGGCGGATCACCGACCATCATGACATCAATGATTTGCTACAAGAGGTAGCCGAAGCGCCGTGGACGCCGACCGAGCGGAAAATGGGTGCGCCGTCGGGCATTAGTGAACTTGACAAAATGCTGAACGGTTTCAACGATGGCGATTCGATCATTTTGGCAGCGCGACCGTCCATGGGGAAGACCGACTTCATGATCCATTTCGCGAAGAGCGTCGGATGGCACGGGTACTTGCCTATCGTGTTTTCGCTTGAAATGGCGGCCGACAAAATACGCGACCGGCTCATCGGTTCGATTGGCGGATTCAATCGGATGAAGTTGCGAAATCCGTATCACGATTTGTCAGAAGAACAGAAGCGCATGTGGATCGAAGTCATTGGGAAGGCATCCGAAACACACATGCAAATCTTTGACGGCGCCGGACAGAGCATTGCGGATATTCGTTCGAAAATCAGAAAGTCCATCAATCGATTTCCAGACAGAAAGCCTGTCGTGTTCATTGATTATCTCACATTGATACGGCCGGAACGATATTACGGCGGAAACATGCATTTGCAAGTCACCGAGATTTCCAGAGCGATCAAGGAGACGGCAAAAGAATTCAGTTGTCCAATCATCACACTGGCGCAATTGTCGCGGGATGTAGAGAAACGAAGCGACAAGAGACCGCTTATGTCGGACATCAGAGAGTCGGGAAGCATTGAGCAAGACGCGGACGTGGTGATCTTTCTATACCGCGACAGCTATTACAACGCCGAAGCTGATCCCCGCGTTGCGGAAGTCATTGTGGCTAAGAGCCGCAATGGAGCGGTCGGGACGGTTCGGGTTTCATACAATCGAAACACGGGGGTGATTCAAGATTTATACCGTTCATGAACTGATGAAAGAAGCCATTCGTGACGAAGCCGCTTCTCTTATCTATACGCTTCACTATTTTTTGTCCGCAGGACGGATACGGCGTGACAGCACGATGGATGAACTCGAAGCGGCTATGGAAAGCGTGGCTGAAGAAGATACACGCACCATCGCGCGTCTTATTGAAGAAAACCCTTTGAAGGTGTACGAAATTCGCGTCTTTTCATTGAAAATCGGGCAGGGGCGATTTGCCTTTGTGTTTGCCGCAAATGAAGAAGAAGCAAAATCGTTTGTTCGGCACAAATACGGCATAGAACCGAAAAACTGTTTTCAATATCCGATAGATTTTCCTGTTTCGATTGGCAATCGCTTCACAACTTTTCGAGAGATGGCAAGAGCGAAGAATTCGTTTCCGTCACTGGCAGGATTTTATCAAAAGGAGGTGAGGGAGTGAGTTTCAAGGAATGTCGAGCCGTTCCCAAGAAAGTGCCGGAGAAGCGGAGAAAACGGAAAGCACCTTCGTCAAAAACGAGAGGAAGCATTAGCAAAACCGAGTACAATCGCATGATCGAAGTGTTTGGCTGTCGTTGCATGATGTGCGGTGATCCGCGAATTGAGGCGCACCATGTCCGTTTCCGTTCTCAAGGCGGGAGGGGGAAGTGGAGAAACCTTGCTCCCTTATGCCACTGCTGTCATCAAGCTGTCCACCAGAATCGGGCGTTGGCGGAAAGGCTGATGGCGATGAGGGAAGACATGTTTGGGAAATGGTACTGGGCGGATGAATACGACTTGTATGAAAACGGGCTAATTAAAGAGCCGCTAAAGGAAAATTTCGAGAACTTTATGAAAGGGGAAGAAAATGAAGAAATGGTACGTCATTGTACAGGAAAAGAAATCGGTGGATGGTGAGTGTTTGATAGAGATCAAAACCATAGAGAGCCGACCAAAAAAATTTGCGTATGTTGTGTTTGCCGAGAAATAGAAAGCGAGGGATTGTCATGATTAACCGCGTCATTTTGACAGGACGGCTGACGGACGATCCGCAGTTTCGGTATACGCCAAGCGGAGTGGCTGTTGTCACATTCACACTGGCCGTTACCCGTCCGTTTGCGAATCAAAACGGGGTGCGGGAAGCTGATTTTATTCGTTGCGTCGCATGGCGAAAACAGGCGGAGAACATCGCAAACTATTTGAGAAAAGGGAGCATGGTAGGGATTGACGGGCGATTGGAAACGGGCAGCTATGAACGGAACGGACGGAGGACGTATTATACGCAGGTCGTGGTGGATATGGCGACATTCTTGGAGCCGCGCAACGTTTCGAATTCGGGTGAGAAACAGAAAGGGAATAGGGAGACATCCGAACAAGAGAAAACCGCCTCTAGGAGAGCGAGAGAAGCGTTTATGAAGCCGCCAGAGAAACAGGGATGGTTTCACGATCCTTTTGCTGATAACGGGGAGCCGATCGAAATGAACGATGACGATTTGCCGTTTTGACGAAAGGGATGGTAGAGGGTGAAGGAAACGGATAAAAAGTGGCTCGATGGTGAAACATCGATAAAACCGGGAGATTGGGTGTATTGTGTCAGCGTAAATAGTACGTACTGTGGATGGTTGGGCTATGTCGAATGGGTTAGGCCGCCCGTGGGAATGGTTCAGTTTACTCTTAACCACGACGAAAAGCCCGTTCGGAAAAGAAAACAAATGTTGCTCCGGCAATTGGCGCCTGTGGATCAATGGGAACTGACAAGGGAGAATATCGACGACATGGTCAACATCGCGTTGGATACAGGCGATCAAGAGTGGTTCGATCAATTGATTAGGATGAGAAATGAGAGGGAAAGGGAGGAACAAAAATGGAGAGAGTGAGACTGTCGACACGACAAGAACATGCATTGAAATGGCTGAAAAGAGAATATTCCGTAGAAGAGATCATGGAGAATTTCGTGAATCTAAACGACTTGAGAATGAGAAGCGAACTTGAAAAACTGGAAACACTGACGCCGGAGCAATTCGCTTTGGCGCTATGCGGATGGTATGAGGTAAACGACGAGGAAAAGAGAAAAGAAAAATGGGCGAAACTGGGACGACAAGTAAATGAGTTTAAGAGGGGCGACATTGTATACAGCAGATACCATGGGTTCGGGGTGTATATCGGGGAAGAAGAGATGATGCCGTTTGGTGAGAACGGATATAAGTGGATGCGGCCGGTCGATTTGTTCGAATTGGAGCTTATCGCCCCAGTAGAAAGTCGGTTTGATATTGAGTAACCAATAGTGACGGGAGGGAACAGAAATGGGTTCGCTCTATCGTTATGTTCAAAAAACAGGGATGGAAAAGGAGATGAAGCGCCGCAACGTGATCCAGAGGTTGCGGAAAATGGGGATCAATGAATTTAAGGGGCAACAAATAGACGAGTTCGACTTTGAGGAACTGAAATGGATTTTGGCGGTCGAGCAAGCGAAGCGGGATGAATGAGAGGGGGAACGGAGAATGAAATTGCAAAAACTTTTCGAGGCACAAAGAGAACTGGATGAACACATCGATAAGATTCATCCGCGCGAGAAAACGAGGTTGGAAGAAAAGATTTTGGCGTTGCAAACGGAACTTGGAGAGATCGCAAACGAATGGCGGCAATTCAAGTTTTGGTCGAATGATCGAGAACCAAGAACCGAGCGGCTTCTTGAGGAATATGTAGACGGTCTTCATTTTGTCCTGTCTATCGGCCTTGAGGAATCGGAACGATATGGCCAATCAGTGCCAATTCGACTTGGTTTGCCGAATGAACTGACGCCAATTTGTTATGAAACGACGATTCAGCAATTTAATTACCTGTTCTTTGAAATCGGACGCCTGTACGATAGCGTAACGCTTCATGAGGTTACGGCAGATACTGAAGTGGAAGAGGCCTATGAAAATATCGTCCGCATGTTCATAGGACTCGGCGAAAAACTAGGGTTTACGGAATGGGAGATTGTCGAAGCGTACACGAAGAAAAATCGGATTAACCACGAGAGACAGGCAAACGGATATTGACGAGGTGCGGCTATGAGATTCATTGGCATTGATCCGTCTTTGCACACAGGATTGGTCATCTTAAGCGATGAAGGGAAAATCATTGAAGCGAAAGAGATTTCGAAAGATGGAAGCGATCCTGCACGTATGAACGCGTTGATCCAAGATGTCACCCATTATGTTGAGTCGGACGACTTTGTAGCGATTGAAGGATTTGGATATGCGAGTCAACGCGGATTCCTTTTAGGCGGCATTGGATGGGGGATGCGAATGGAGCTGTACAGACGGGGCATTCAGTATGTTGACGTCGCCCCGTCCCTTCTAAAGAAGTTTGCCGGAGCGAAGGGAAACGCGAATAAGGAGAGGGTTGTACTTGAAGTGTATAAACGATGGGGATTTGAAAGCGACTCGAACAACGTTGTTGACGCGTTCATATTGGCGCAAATCGCGAGGGCAGCCAAAACTGAAATGAAGCTCATTCAAGCGCAGAGAGAAGTGTTGAACAAACTTTTGAAAGAGAGGGAATGAAATTGCCGAAACAAGAAGACGTACGCCCAGACTATTACAAGGTAGGAGGCATCGAACCTATCGAGTATATGGAGGCGAAGATGACGGAAGAACAATTCAGCGGATTTTGTCTAGGAAACATCTATAAATACATTGGCCGCTATCTTTATAAAGGCGGTTTGGAAGACTTAAGAAAAGCGAGATACTACCTTGACCGATTAATCGAACTAGAGGGGAAGCGCGATGAACGAAGCGACGGATAAGGAGTTTGAGACATACACGCGGCTACACAACCGATATATCGAACAGATCCGGTTTTACGAGGAACGCATGGACGAACTGACGCCGTATGAATTGTCGCGCATGGAATATCTCTACACAAAACTTGAGCAAGTGGCATGGCAAATTGCGGGATGGTATAAAAAGCGCGCGAAATACCATGAAGGAATGGCGGAAATCGCGCAAGGACAGCACTATCGCAAGGAACGCGAAAAGTCATCAGCGACCGACGCACAACATTACAGCCGGATCGCCAAAGGAACGCAATTGAAGATTGCAGGACAGTACGAGGGCGACTTCATCACATGGCGCGGTATCGCCGGAACATACGAGCGAGCCGCGAATGCGATCAAAGACATGATCAAGTCTATAACGATGGAAGAATAGAGAGGTAAGGGTTATGAAACAGTATTTAGACTTGTTGCGTGATATTCTTGAAAACGGAATTGAGAGAGAGGATCGAACCGGGACAGGAACACTTTCGGTGTTCGGACGTCAGTTGCGCTTCGACTTGCAAAAAGGCTTCCCGTTGCTGACGACGAAGAAACTTCATATTCGCTCGATTATCTATGAATTGCTGTGGTTTTTACGCGGTGATACGAACATTCGCTTCTTAAATGAGAACGGCGTGACGATTTGGGACGAGTGGGCCGATGAAAACGGCGAACTAGGGCGCATTTATGGCGCCCAATGGCGAGCTTGGAGAACAGCAGACGGTGGAACAATCGACCAAATCACGAGAGTCGTCGAGGAAATCAAGCACAACCCGAATTCGCGGCGGTTGCTTGTGAGCGCGTGGAACGTGGCAGAGTTGGGGGAAATGAAGTTGCCCCCATGTCATTACGCTTTCCAGTTTTACGTCGCGAATGGCCGGTTGTCATGCATGTGGCAACAGCGTTCTGTCGATACATTTCTAGGATTGCCGTTTAACATCGCTAGCTATGCGCTGTTGACACATATGGTTGCCCAACAATGCGGCTTGGGTGTCGGGGAATTGATTTTCAGCGGCGGGGACGTCCATTTGTACAAAAACCATCTGGAGCAAGCCAAACTGCAATTGACTAGAGAACCGAGACCGCTGCCGAAACTCATCATCAAGCGAAAACCGGATTCGATTTTTGATTATCGCTATGAAGATTTCGAGTTCGTCGGATACGATCCACATCCGGCGATCAAAGCCCCGATTTCTGTATAAAGGAGGGCATGCCATGACCGCTGTAAAAATCGAAAAAGGCGTTGCTCAATATATCGAACATAACCTTTATTACTACTTCGAATATGTGCGCGACATTCAACGTTTAAAGAAAGATATTCTGTTCGGTCGGGCGAATTACGACGAGAATGTCGGGGGAGGGCGCGGCAATCTCCCTTCGCGCCCAACCGAGCGCCGGACAATTGAACTGATTACACACAGACGTTTGGAGCGTTTGGAGCAAATCGTTCACGCGATTCAAACAGTATACGGGTTGCTTTCGCCGGAAAAACAGAAAGCGGTGCAGTTGAAGTATTGGTCGGGGAAGAACTACACGTGGGAACAGGTTGCTAGAGAAATTGGGGTGAGTGTGCGACAATTGTACAGATGGAGAGATCAAATCATTTATGACATTGCGAAGTTGTTGGGAGAGGCAAATTCATGAAATCGGCTGAAGATGCGACGATCAAGAAGGCGGATTTTGAACGCAAACGTGACGAGTACATGGAGAGAATACGCCGCGCGGTGAATCGACTGAACAAAATGGAACGGGAATTGATTATTAAGCGATATATGACACTGGAAGAGCCTTATGATTACGAGGTATATAACGAAATGGGGATCAGTGAATCGAAGTTTTACCGTATCCGTGAGAAGGCGTTCTACAAGCTGGCCTTTGCGTTGCGAATCGAAGTGTACAAAGAAGAGGCACCTGTATAGGTGTCTTTTGTTTGTCGTGATTTGTCGAATTAAACAAAAAGGACTATTATTTTGTTTGGAGAAGAAGTTTATTATAAAATATAATCGTTTTTTACATGTGCTAACCGTCCTTTTCGTGAATAAGTTGGTATAAATTATGGCAATAACTTGGAAAGATACATATCACGAAAGGAGGTAGGCACATGGGAAAGATTTATTATTTAAGGGGGAAGAAGGGGAATATGCTAGCAACTGTTGAAGTTGGAGCGGTTACAAACGTATACGACGTTGCTAAAACCTTTCTTACATTTGAACCCATGACTCATAAAAAGCTACAAAAGCTGTGCTACTATGCTTATTCGTGGTATTTAACGTTGTACGGCAAAAAATTGTTTAACAACCGTATTGAAGCATGGGTACATGGGCCGGTTTGTCCGGATTTGTATCATGAGTATAAGCACTATGGTTGGCAAGAAATTGAAATGGTTGACGAATTGCCAAAATCTATCGCAGAAAATCCGGATGTTTATGAGTTTATTAAAGAGGTTTTCGACTCTTATGGGCACTTGAACGGGGATGAATTAGAATACTTAACTCATATGGAAGAGCCTTGGAAAGAGGCTAGAGGAGAGCTTGGAGATTTAGAACCTTGTACTGAAAAAATCAAAGATGAGGTAATAATCAGATTTTATCGCAAGGTGTTGGAGGATGAGCAGAAAGACTAATAAAAAAGAAAAAGAGTCAAAAAGAACCCGTTCAATTCCTATGGCACAATTGCCAAATAATATTAAAATCCCAAATAGGACGATCTTCCCTCAAAGGTCACAAGAAGAGATTGAGCGACTAAGAAAGGAGAAGATCGTTTTCTCTTTTAGGTTCTTAGATACTAAACATGAAGCATTTAATTGTGGTGGAACTAGCGATGGATGGTTTCTGCACCTTTTTGATAATTTAACAGAGATTTCAAAATTGACAATGAGCGAGTTTGAACAACAAAGACGTCATTATGATTTACATAGACATGATTTTGACAAAACTGCACATCACTACAAAGAAAGCGTCCCAGAGCATGTTTTGGAACAAGTATCTCCAGAGAATATGATACAGTTTA